AGGCAGAGATACCCCCGTTCAGGGTGTTTCGCCGCGGATCCGTCTTTCTACGCGGGGAAGGGGCTACGGGGCGGTGCATCAGGCGCTTCGGCGGCGTTGGCTTGTTCTTGTGAATGGGGGAGGAGTTCTGTGCGTGAGGTGTGGCGAGCCGATTCTTCCGGGTGAGCCTTGGGATCTGGGGCATGTGGATGACGACCGTCGTTATCACGCTGGGCCTGAGCATCGGCGCTGCAACCGGGCGACGGCGGGTCGGCGCGCGCGGAGGGTGAGCCGCGAGTGGTGACGGTGCTTGAGCGGCCGGCGGTGGTGGGTTCGCAGACGCCGCGGATTCTGGTGGTGCCGGAGGGTGTCGATCATCCGCAGTGGGGTGAGATCGTAGAGTTCGTTGCTGCGCTCGGGGTTGTGCTGGATGAGTGGCAGTGGCTGGTGCTGCGTTACGCGCTCCGCCGCGGATTGTCTGCGTGGGCGGCGTTCACGGTGGCGGTGTGCGCGCCTCGGCAGAACGGCAAGAACGGCATCTTGGAGATGCGGGAGCTGATCGGCGCGTATCTGCTCGGCGAGAAGCTGGTGATCCACTCGGCTCATCTGGCGGACACGTCGAAGGAGGGTTTCCGCCGCCTTGACGATCTGATCGACGCGAACGAGTGGCTTTCTCGCGATGTGAAGCACATCTGGCGGACGAACGGCCATGAGGCGATCGAGTTCAGGAACGGCAACCGCATCCGCTTCCGCACACGGACACGCGGAGGTGGCCGCGGGTTCTCGGGCAGCCCGGTCATCTTCGACGAGGCGATGTACCTACCGGAGGTGTCGATGGGGTCGATCATGCCGGTGATCTCGGCGCAGCCCGATCCGCAGATCTGGTACATGGGGTCGGCGGTAGACCAGACGATCATGGAGGACGGCATCGTCTTCGCGCGCGTGCGTGACCGCGCGCTGAACGGTGACACGGCGCGTCTGCTGTTCATGGAGTGGTCTCTTGATGCTGACACCCCCGATCAGGTGGAGTTGGAGCTGCCGAGGGATCTCGAGCAGCTTGCGGCGGCGAATCCTGCATTGGGCATCCGCATCTCGCAGGACTACCTTGAGGCGGAGTGGCGGGAGCTCGACTCTCGTACGCACGCGGTTGAGCGCGGTGGCGTCGGTGACTGGCCTCCGGTTGATGGTTCGGCGGGTCAGGTCATCCCGATTGAGAAGTGGGACGCTCTTGCAGACGATCCGAAGGATGCTGGCGCTCGGATGCTGGACCCGGTGTGCCTGGCGTTCGACGTGACGCCGGACCGCTCGTCGTCTTCGATTGCGTCTGTAGGTCGTCGTGCTGATGGGGACGCCCAGGTGGAGGTGGTCGACCGCAGGTCGGGTACGGGCTGGATCCCTGCACGGCTATACGAGCTGGCGGACCGCCACGAGCCGGTGGCTGTGATGTGTGACCCGACCGGGCCGGCTGGGTCGCTTGTGCATCTGTGCGAGGCGGCGGACGTGAAGATCACTGTCGTCAGCGCCTCGGAGTACGCGAAGGCTTTCGGAGGATTCGTCGACGCGGTAGACGAGCGACGGATCAGACACCTTGGCGGCCACGACTTGCGCTCCGCGGTGAAGGGTGCTTCCAAGCGCCCGCTGGGCGACGGTGCGTTCGGCTGGGGCAGGCGCAACTCGACCGTGGACATCTCACCGCTCGTTGCGGGAACGCTGGCGTTCTGGGGTTGGGAGACGCTTGGCTGGGACGGCGAGGTCACGATCTTCTAGCGTGCGTGTGCTGAAGCTCACCGACCTGGCGCCATTGCATGCCGCCGTTGGTCGCGCGGGCGCAGGCGGCGAATGGAACCTCATCCTGTACGTGCCTGAGTTGGGCATCTCGTGGTTCGCCGGGAGGTGGCCGCGGTGACGGACCGGCAGATCGTGCGGAAACGCGCGGGTGACTGCATGGACATCGTCACCGTCGTCGAGCCGATCCTTGAGCGTGACGTGGAGCCTCTCGAGGGCACGAACATCAGCCTGTTCAACAATGCCATCCCGAACTTCTGGAACGAGAACGGACTCTCGTCATCCTCGTCGTGGATGCCCGGCAACGCCGCGTTGGCGGAGCGGGTGTGGGTCGCGAACAGGTGCATCCAGTTGAACGCGCAGCAGATCGCGACGATGCCCGTCGAGTTCCACGGCAGCCCCGGCGTAGACGAGCCGGCGTGGGTGTCGTCCCCGGACCCGCACTGGTACCCGAACGGCATCGCGGACGCGCTGTTCGCGATCGTCGAGCAGATCTACGGGTGGGGTTTCTCCTGCCAGTACGTGACCGACTTCTACGCGTCTGGTTTCCCGCGGACGTGGACGGTGCTCGACTCGGCGAACATGAACATCCGTGTTGTCGACGGGAGCCGCGAGTACAAGCTCGGCGAGGTGCTTCTGGACCCGAAGCGGGTCGTGCAGATCGACCGGAACCCCGGTGCGCGTGTCCAGGGGACGTCGGCGCTTCGTGCGTATTCGCAGAATGCGTGGTCGCTGCTTGCGGCTGGGAACCAGTCGATGACGGTGAACCAGGGCGGCATCCCGCCGGCAGTGATCAAGTCGCAACGGAAGTTGTCGAAGGAGCAGGCGCAGGCGATTCAGACGCAGTGGATGGAGGCGACGAATCGCCGTAACGGCGCGCCGCCGGTTCTGCCGCCCGAGCTCGACTTCGCGACGTTGTCGTTCGACCCGAAAGACATGGCGTTGCTGGACACGCAGGAGTTCAACGCGAAGGCGATCGCGACCGCGTTCGGGGTGCCGGCGACGCTGCTGAACATGGCGTTGCAGGGCGGACTGACGTACCAGAACCCGGCGGCGCTTGGCGAGCAGTGGTGGCGGTTCGAGTTGCGGACGTTGGCGACGCGGATCGCGAACGCGTGGTCGGCGCAGTTCCTACCGCGGGGGCAGTGGGTGAGCTTCGACGCGGCCGACACGATCCTGCCGCTGACAGAGATGTCGGATGACGATGACGAGCAGCTTTCGCAGGTTGCGAAGGCGTCTCCTGCTCAACAGCTACGGCCGGTTCCGGCGATCGGAGGTACAGGATGACCAGCGTCAATGATGAGGCGGTCTCCGAGATCGCCACCGAGCAGAACACTGAGCGGCCCGAAAGGGCCGTTCTTCGTAGAGAGGTGTCGATCACCTCGGCCGTCACGGACGGGCGCACCCTCGAGATGCGCGTCGTGCCGTTCGACGAGATCGGCCTGGCCGCGGACCCGCCGCACTTCCGGCAGTACCGCGAGCAGTTCATGCCCGGCGCTTTCGGGAACCAGGAGCGCGCCGCGAACCGCATCCTCCTCAACTTCGAGCACATCCAAGGGTTGCAGGGTGTGATCGGCCACGGCGTGTCGTTGCGGCAGTCGACGGACGGCTACTACGGCACGTTCCGCATCCACGAAACGCCGGACGGCGACAAGGCTTTGACTCTGCTGCGGGAGAAGGTGATCGAGCACGGCTCGATCGAGTTCCTCCCGCTGAAGTCTGTGCGCACCCGTGACGGCATCGTCCAACGCGTCCGCGCGCACCTGGACAAGCTGTCGCTGACGAGGCGTGAGCCGGTCTACAAGAAGACCGCGGTGCTCGGCCTCCGCGAAGAAGACGACCTTGCCGAGGAGGTCGTGTTCGACGAAGACCTGCTTCCGATTCCTTTGAACCCCGACCTTGTCGAGCGCTGCCGGCGGGTCGGGCTGACGATCCCGCAGCGATATCAGGCGCACCCCGCAGAGACGGACACCCCCGCACCGTCGGGCACCTCCGCAGACGGCACCCGCCAGGAGACCGATTCCTGACGAACCCTTTGGAGGTGGCGCCATGAGCGCTGTAGCAACAACGCATACCGAGGTCGCGCTTCAGCGGATGATCGACGAGCGCGAAGTCACGACCCGCCTGCACGACGACCTGATGGCGGAGATCGAGCGGTCCGAGGACAAGCTGCCGACGGAGTCGCAGAAGACGCAGATCGCGAACTACCGCGAGAAGGCGGAGCAGCTCGACCGGGAGATCACCGGTGCGCTCGAGGCCGTCGAGGCGAACCGCCGCGCGGTCGAGATGAGCATGAAGATCCGCAACGTCCTGGCGGGGTCGAAGGACGGCGTCGAGGTCAACGGCGACGAGATCCTCTACCGGGACTTCAACACGTACGCGTACGACTTCTTCATCACCCGCACGCATGTGCGGGAGGCGTCGAAGATCGCACGGTCGTGGGGCGTCGACGACAACGAGATCACGGCGGCAAGGCAACGGCTCGAGCTGCTCGAGCGCACGCCGGCGAACACGCTGTCGTCGAACGTTGGCGGGTTGACGCCGCCGCAGCACATCGCGCAGATCTTCCAGGTCATCAACAAGCGCCGCGACCTCGTCAACGCCGCCACCCGCGCCGACCTCGAGCGCGGCCAGCTCACGTACCCGGTCGTGACGACGTCGCCTGTCGTGGCCGTGCAGGGCACGCAGAAGACTGAGGCCGGGAACACCGGCATGGTCGTAGACATGGTCACCGCGACCGCGTCGACGTACCTCGGCGGCGGCGACCTGTCGTGGCAGGCGATCAACTGGTCGACCCCGAACGCGCTCCGGCTGTGGTTCGACCTCGTCGCGGCGGACTACGCGCTGAAGACGGAGACGGACGCGGCCACGGTGGTGTCGGCGTCGGCGTTCCTGAACAACATCAGCTCGACGCTGGGCGCGACACCGTCGTTCGCGGACTTCATGACCGCCGTCGGCGCCGGCTACGCCGAGGTGTGGGCGAACTCCGGCAGGACGGCGAACGCGATCATCATGGCGCCGGACCGGTTCGGGTTCCTGCTCGGCCTGACCTCGTCGGCGTTCACGCAGTTCGTGTCCGTGTCGCAGGGCGACGTGGGGCCGCTTAACGTGATCGTGTCGCGCGGACTGAACGCCGGCGAGATCATCGTCGGCGACATCTCCGCGCTGCTCGTTGCGGAGACGCCGGGGGCGCCGGTCGAGATGCAGGTTGTCGAGCCGGCGATCGGCGGTGTCGAGGTCGGCCTGATCGGGGCGTTCGAGGCGGCTGTGACGGACGATGGCGCGTTCGCGCTGATCACGACCGCGAGCTAGCCCGGGGCGGTTAGAAGCGACCTGTGACCGCGCTGAGGATCTTCAGGCGTCTAGCGCAGCTGCTGGACGTGTCGGCCGATTCTCCGGCTGACGGTGATGCTCTTGTGTTCGACGAGGGCAGCGGCTTGTGGGTTCCCGGCGCGGTCACAGGCGGCGGCGGAGGCAATCCTTTCGAATGGCTCCAGTACGGCAGCGGCCCCCCATACGGGGCCGTAACACCGGTTCAAACGGGTGCCGTGTACGTCGACACCGACCACGGCGGTATCTACAACTCGACCGGGCTCGCGAACACCGACTGGCTACAGGTCGGCGGCGCCCGACCGGACATCGTTTCCGACCCGATATCGGGTGTGTTCCAGTACATCCACGCGGGAAGCAACGACCCGCGAGGCTTCAACATCCTCACGCCCGCGACGCACCACTCATCGGTGGTGATCGCTGACGTAGCGGCGTACAACGGCACGGGAAACGGCCTGTACTGGTCGCCGAACACAGACACTGGAGAAGACGGGCTGCAAACGCTTCACGTCTACACGGGCGACATGGGCCAGTACCACTCGACGCTGGCTGACACGGACGGCTATATGCGTCTGGCGCAGGGTTTGACGCTCGGAGTGGATCTTGCGGTCGCGGACGGCGGCACGGGCGCGTCGAACGCGGCGGGGGCGAGGTCGAATCTGGGGGCGCAGGCGCAGGACGCCGACCTCGACGCCATCGCCGCTCTCACACCGAGCAACGACGATGTGTTGCAGCGGAAGGCGGGTGCGTGGACGAACCGCACCATCGCGCAGTTGTTGGCGGATTTGGCGGCGGCGGGGACGACGTTCCAGCCGCTCGACTCCGACCTGACCGCGTTCGCCGCCCTCAACATCGCCGCGGACAAACTGCCGTACGGCACCGGGTCACACACACTCGGGCTCGCCGACTTCACGGCCGCCGGCCGGGCGCTCGTCGACGATGCGGACGCGTCCGCTCAGCTGACCACGCTGGGGGTGTCGACGTTCATCAAGACGCTGCTCGACGACGCGGACGCCGCGACGGCACGCGCAACCCTGGGCGTGATCGCGAGCCTGTTCCAGTCGGGCGGGGCCCAGGCGATCAAGCTCGACGACCTCGCTACGCCGGACGACAACACAGACCTCGACGTGTCCACGTCGGCGCATGGGTTGACGCCGAAGGCGCCGAACGACACGACGAAGTTCCTCCGCGGAGATGCGACTTGGGCTGCTCCGAGCGGCGGCGGCGGCAACGCGGCATTCGGCGACGGATCGGACGGCACCGTCACCTACGACGGATCGACCACGATCCTCGGCATGGCCCCAGTCGGAAGTGTTTACACGCTAACCCGAGACATCTTTCTTGCCGCCGGAACGATCAACAACGGTGTCACGATCAACACGCTCGGGTTCAGGATCTTCTGTGCCGGGACGCTGACAAACAACGGGACGATTCATTGCAACGGCAACGCAGCTTCTGGCGCATCAGCTGGTGTAGGCACCTTCACGAGCACGTCGTCTATCAACGCGACGAACACCGGGGCCAACGGTCTCTCGTCGTCTGGCGGGGCCGGCGGAACGGGTGCGGGTGCGGCTGGCACGACCTGTACCAACTTTTCCGAG